GTTATCCTTTCTTCGGTAACTTCCCCTTCCGGTATTGCGTCCTTCTTGTAAGTAGGGATACCAAACGGCTTCAAGTCCCGAACCAAAATAGTTTCTATGTCGCCTGTTACTATCATTCAAACTTTTCTTTTAATCGTTTCTCCGCTTCCAAGGCGGCACCACTCAATACTTCAAATCCTTTTGCTTCCACATAAGATGCGTATTCTGTCTCATTCTTCAGCGTCAGTCCTGTTTCGTCAACCTCGTATTCATTAGATTTTCGAAGTGTACCGGTGTGATCCTGATAATCCCCATTATCCTTAGCGTACTGAACAGCATCCTCTCCTACCTCAATCATCGCTTCTTTGGCCTCTTCATAGAACTCATCAAAGGCCGCATCAACATCTGAGAAGTCAAAATCTACAGCCATATTTCCGCATACTTGAAATAGTTAGACTTACCGGACTTGATGACCTTTCCTTCAGCTCTCACACTTTCCCCGTCCAGGATTCTCACCTCGGTACCAGCATTTAGTATCCCACCCTCATAGACAACATGATAATTATAGTCGTACATTACCCCGTTTACGGAGATTTGCTTCATCACGCCATTATCATCACACCGGCAGGAACCAAAGTCTTTCCAATCCTCTTTCGGGGGGAGCGGGTTCATATCCTCGTCAAATGACGGACCGGACACGACCTTGACCATTAATCTATGTGGAGCGAATATCATAAGAACTTGACTTTGGGTTTATCGGTATTGAGTTCGTCTTTCAGTCCGTACTTCTTGCACAAGAAAGAATAGTAGTCCTTAATCCCTTTAATGTCCCAAGACATTGAGAAACCACTTTCCCCAATAGATGTGGGCCGAAGTAAAAGAGAGGGGATGAACTTCGCCATCGCCACAGAGACACGATCGTAGCAATCCTCATTCATCTCATCCTCTCCGCTTATCTTCGAGGTAAGACACATATCCAAAAGGTCAGCCTCCGACAAGTTAATGCCGAAGGTCTGGAACTTCTGCTGTATGTAGTCGTTTACCGTCATCTTAATATGGTGTAATCAGTTTGCTATATGCGGTATAGCTATAATGGTTCAAATATTTCGACTCGAACACGTATCGGAACGGTAATTTAGGGACTGAAATTTGTTTTCCTTGAATAGCCGTTTCCTCTTTCATCGAACACATCATAGCTGGATTATTTGCAACCAAAAACACGGGATGCGTCATGGTCGGTACAACACAATCAGCCGGAGCCGTTTCCAAAGTGATAAACTGAATATCCGGCAAACCGGCATTAACCGATGGATTCACATATTCACACTTGGGAGATTCCACACTTGATGCCTGCACACTCAACGAAACCAAAGACATCATTAAAAAGCCACACATGGCAAAAATAAAATTCTTCATTTCTTTTCTGATTTATAAAATTAGACAATGGAAGGGTAGAAGCACTACCCTATCCTTTTACTTGATACCTAATGCTTCTTTCAGTTTGGCTGTTGATTCTTCATCCAGTTCTGCAATCTTAGCCAAAAGAGTTTCCTCTTTCATATTGCCGGAAGCCTGTACACCGATGGACTTCAAAGCATCAACCAAAGTCTTTTTCTCGAACTCCTTCTCAAAGAGGGAGATTTTCACCTCCTTCTTTTCTTCAGGTGCTTTCACTTCGGGTAGTTTTGCTTCAACCCGTTCAGCGAGTTTACGACTCTCCATATCCAGCACACGAGATTCTTCAGCAACTTCAATCACTTCACCGGGAGTATAATACTTTCCGGTGAACTTGTCGCGGAAAACTGATATAACCTTTACTTTCATATCCTACCTCCTTATGCTGATTGGATGGATGCAATTTCGCTCAAATCGAAATTGGTTATCAAATCTGGATTGGAAATCTGCGGAATCCACTCTGCCGTATATTCCATGTAGCGACCGTTTTTGTCACGGTAGTTGGAGATAAGCATCTGCCCCTCTGACGGGATATAAGTACGTCCTTGTACTGGATCTGTCGCTTCATACGGGGTATGATGGCGCATATAACCAATGTTGTCAGAAGGTAACAGAGTAATACGGTTATCCGCGTAAATCTGCACATTCTTTCCCGTCTGGTCTTTCACGTAGTCCTCCTTGATTTCAATACGCGGCAAACCGATGCCGGTGAACACTTCGGAAGCCAAAGAAGAGGAAACCAATCCCGTACTCAACTTCATTTCGTTGCTGCCGAGAATCATCTTGTACTGCTCACCAAATTCAGATGAACCAAGAATAAGCTTGTTGAAAGATGCACGAGTCATAACCATCTTGGCATAAACGCCATAGTCCGGTGCCAAGGAATGAAGTTTCTCTCTCAAATAAGAGATAAACATATTCTTTCCGTCCACAACCACATCTCCACTTTTCGGCTTGATAAAATTGAACGGAAGGGTAATCTCCAGCAGTTTATTATTGGTCTGACCGGAAGTGATTGCAGCGTCTTTGTTGTAAACGGTGGCTTCACCAAGCATCAACAGCGCACCGACAATAATATCCATACGCTTGTGGGCAGCAAGGGTAATCTGACGGTAGTCGTCTGCCAGGAAGTTTACAATCTCTTCCATTGCAGCCTTTTGGTCGGCTGGCTTAGCTGCATTGAACTTGTCAATCAAATCCTGCAATTCAGAAAGACGGTCAATAGACATCTGATAAGCATCACCCAAATAGGCAATCTCACCATATCCGGAACCGATGTTCCGACGTTCACGGATGGGTTTCTCTCCAAAACGTGAATTGATAGAGCCGGCCATAACTCCGGTTACAGAACCGATATAATCCTTGAACACACGAGTAGTTACTCTGCGGAAAGTAAGATACTGCTGCCAATAGATTGTGTCCTTGCGTGTCTGGTTCACACGTCTGATGATAGCGGAAACGATGTTCGCATCATCGAATAATGTTTGAATCGTTAAAAACATATCCTACCTCCTTACTCGTTAAATTCAAACCATCCCTTCATGTTGGCTTTATCGTTCTCGGAGAACGGCATAACCAATTTTGAAGGGTCAATCTCTGCGGCTGTACGAAGCAATGAAACCAATGTAATTCCGTCCTCAACCTTTGTACGGTTGTACAGAGCCGAATTAGCGACATGCTTTTGCTTTAAACCATCAACTGCAACCGCATTGAATAATACAGCATCTTTGGCAATATTCTCACCAAAAGCAGCCTTAATAGTCAATACATCATAACCGGCATTAGATTTATCAATTGCCGTTACTTCTGCGCCTTTCTTGCCGCTTCCGACAAACATACCCACATAAGCCAAAGAGTTCTTGGCTACTTTGATAGACAAAGCCTCTCCACCAGTGGTATAGGCTTCCAC